TTAAACGATGCAAGCGCTGATGAAATCGCGGGCATTTAGTTCTCCCTGTAGTAGATGTCCACTTCGCAATTGACTTCCGCTGGCTCTTGCTCGTCACCTTCGCCGACCGATGCGGCGTCGGCCGTCCGGCCACGGAATATCACTGCGTCGAATGTGTAAGAGCCGAACAGATACGAGCCCGGCACGCAAGCCGCAGGAACGTCGGCAGCGATTGTGAGCGCCGTACCCGTTTCCAGTGCAACTACTTTGATTTGAGCCGACGCAAGCCAGTGACCGCTTACCGCGCTGCGCTCGTTGTTTGTGATCTCAAACGTGATCGCGGGCAAGCCGCTGTTCTGCAAACGATACCCGTGCGTAATGGGGTAAACGTTGAGCGCTGCGCTTCCGTTCAACATCTCACGTGTTGCGGCTTCGATGCTCATACAACCTCCTCACACTCAAGCACGGCGACCATGTCGGCTTCGTCGAGGTTGGTAATGCCAAGAATGCGGAACGTGCGAGCACGCACAGCGAGCCGATAGGTTTCGTTGATGCCCCAATCTTGGAGCGAGTTCCAACGGCAACGGATCTCGGCTCGGCGCACAACCGCGACGCCGTCGGCGTACTGTTGCTCGCTCGCGCTGTCCGTGCGCAAGTCAACCCACAAGTACGGGTTTCCCGGTCGCGCTTTGTTCATCTCGACGAACGCGCCAGTTCGCATCCCCAAGTCATCTTCGTTGATGCTTGGTTGCAACACAGTTGCAGGGAAGCGAAGTCGGCCGCTACCGATCATCGGAGCGCCCCACGTGCGCTATACGCGTTCATGATGAACTTCAGCGAGAGCGGCACTTCCGCAAGCGAAGCCACCGACGTTGCGTCCGGGTTGGCGTACCACGCACCCACGAGCGCAACAATGGCTTGCTGCAAAGCATGCGGAACTTGCGTGTATCCCGCGGTATAGGTCACCGTGGGGAACGTGCCGTCATAAATTTCGGGCGTCTCTTTGAACTCAAGCGCCGTCAAACTGTCCGTTGCGTTGACGTACCAATCGGACGTTGGCATCGTCGTGAGCACGTTGCTTCCGTTGTAGTAGGTCACCGAAGTGACCGACGCCACTGGTTGAATGGGCAGAATGAAACGCCGCCACTTGTCGAGTTTGGCCGTGCGCGTTTCGCTTGCAAGCCCGATGCCAAGTTCACGCTCCAACAACTCGCCAGCCGCAATGCACAAGGTTGTAAGAATGACATCGTCAGCGGTCACGTCAATGCGCAACCGCGTCTTGAGAATGTCGATTGGTATGGGTGTCGCTGCCATGAAACCCGCGCCGGGGGTTTCCCCCCAGCGCGAGCGAAAGGTAAGAAATGCTCAGGCCGTGATCGCAGCGAACGCGTTCGGAAGCATGATCTTGGAATCGGTTCGCGCGTATGTGTACAAGGTGACAATGTGATTTACTGCCGCCGAGTACGGATCCACAAGCGAGGTCATGCCAGTGCGGTCGAAAATCTCGAAGTAGTTGAAGTCGCCGACCACGGCGAAGATGTTCTCATCGGTGTTTGCGGTCGGCACGTACTGACCGATCGAGTACGGCACACCGTAGAGCAAACCGGGAGCGCCGCCGACCATCGTGCCAGCGTTCGATTGCGCTTGCGTCCAGATGTATTCGGTAGAGCCGCTCGTGACGACGCTGTTCTTCAACTTGCGAGCGACGCGCACGAACGTATCGGAGAGAAGCCAACGGAACCGCGGCGAGTTGCGGTACTGCGGCGCAACAAGGTGCACAGTGTCAATGACATGGTCGGCGGTTACGGTTTCAACGGCGCCACCGATGTCGGTGCGCTGCCCGAGCGTTTCCAACTTCGCTTCAGCCGACGATCCCGCGATGCCTTCCGGTTGGCTAGATCCGGTGCCGACGGTGTACGCCTCTTCCATCTTTAACGCGAGCGAAAGGCCGATGCGGCTTGCGACCCAATCGAGCCCGCTGCCGATGCCACCTTGACCGATGGCGTCTTCGATGAACTCCTGCGACATCTGCGTAGCGCACACGTACTTGTACGGCGTCACGCTAATTGCAGTGCCGAACGTCGGGCTGGAAGGTGTGATGGTCGCAAGTGTACCGCTGACCGATTCCACCACAAGCGCCGACGTGGGTAGCGCACCTTCAACAGTAATCGTGCGCTTCGAGTCAATCGAAGACACGGGAGCGATCGAGCGCAACACGTTCGCTTGGTACATCTTCTCGACAATGCGGCGTTCCATGTCAGTTGGAATGCCTGCGCCGCTTGTGCTGGTTGCAAGGTTACGCATTTCTGCGGCATCGCCACGCGCGACCGCCATGAGCCAACGCTTCGCGTACTCAGGGCTCGAGAGATCGTGCTTGACGTCTGCACGTGCGACCACGCCGCGGAACTGCGGTTGCGAGCGTTCCTCTTCAAGTTGCTTGAGGCGCTCTTGCGCTGCGCGAAGCGCGAGGCGGTCTTGATTCATGCGCTCGACAGCGTCGAGGTCAGCATCGATACGCGCGATCTTCTCGCGCTCTTCGCCGCTGCCGCGGATTTCGACGTGGTGCGTCTTTGCACCAGTGCGAGCGGCGAACGAATCGAGGGTCTTGCGATATTCGTGGACGGTGTTTTCGAGGTTGGTCAACTCTTCAGACATGGCTATTCATCCTGTGCTTGTGAATCTCGAGCCGCAGCGCCGCGGCTTCAATGGCAGCCGCGGAAACACTCCGCAGGCTCGATGAGGTCTTGTCGCCGTATGCAGCGTCAACAACCACGCTGAGCTCAACGAGCCGCGCGGCAGTGACAGTGCGTTCAGTGCGTCGCGGGTTCCATTCGTCGCGATCGACGTAAAAACCAAACGACATTTCGCCGCTCAGGTCGCCGCGTTCAAGCAGCGCACGCACGTCGTTGCCAACGCTTGTCTCGGCGAGATCCGCGGTAAACCGCACCCCGCTCGAAGTGTCGTTCAGCGTGAGCGTGCCGCTGCGCGTGCGAGCGAGCAACGCGCTTGCGTTGTGGTTGAATAGCAGTTTGATATCAGCGCCCGCGAGGTCGCCGAATGCGCCGCGGGTGATTCGCTCGCGGAACTGCGGGTTGAACGGCTCGGAGATTTCGCGGCTCCACTTGCCGTATGGAATTGCAAGGCCCGACAACGTGCGGCCCGCTGGTGCGCCGATTGTGACGCTGCGACGTTCAAGCGTAGTCATCAATATCTCCTGCGCTCGTGTCGCTGCCGAGGTTGGTAGTTCCGCCGCCCGTTCCCATGTTCTTTGCGATGATGGGCTCATCAAGCCCGTCGAGCGGCGCGAGGTTCAAGTACTCACGCGCTTCGTTGCGCGTGATGACGCCGGACTCAACGCCAGTGCGCAGCGCCGCCATCTGTTCGGCGAGCGACGGCCGTGAGATCATGTCAGCGTCGAACGTCGCCGAACCAAACGGCGCAAGCTTCGCGACGATTTCGGCCGACCACGTCGAGAACCAGTGCTGAAGGCAGGCATCCACGTACATGCGTGAAAGCCATTCCATCGAGCCGTACGCGTTCGCACTGTGCTCGCTCAGGTACGACGTCGGCACGCCGTAGATGCGCGATACGTCCTCGACGCTGTAGCGACGCGCGGCCGAGATTCCGGAATCATCGAGCGTGCTACTGATGCGCTCGACCTTCATGCCTTCCGCGAGCACCAAGGGTTTGCCCGCGTTCGCGGCGCCCGCGTGGTGCTTCATGTAGTCCTCGACCACCATTTGCCGCGCTGGTGCTCCCATCGGGCCCTGCGCGACGATGGCGATCTTCGGGTTGCCCGCGTTCTTCATCACTTCCAGCTGCGCCTGTTCTTGCGATGCAAGAACTTGAAGCGACGTGCGGCAAAGTCGCACTGGCGATTCGCCCCACAAGCCGTCGAGCCCGACGGCACGTAGGTGCAGCATCGAGGACATCGGCACGTCACCGTACAGCCGCGTTTTGTAGACGGGCTCGGGCTTCGTGAGATCGAGCGAAACGCTTTCGATGTCGAGTGGCAACAACTCGAGCAACTCGCCACCGAGCGTGCGGTTGATCACGGCAAAAGCGTTTCCATACAACAGCGCTTGAAGCGTAAGACTTCTGCGGAACTCAAAACCATTTTGCCAGCGGTTTGGTTGCTGAAGCAATGCGTTCGCGGTGCGCTCGCTCACGTCGAGCGGCACACGTGCCACGTCGTTGGCGATGAGCGAAGCCGCGCGGTAAACAGGCGTATATGCGAGTGCCGTGCCCGGCGTAATCGTTGGCATACCCACC